TTTCTTCAAACCTATTTAAACTATCGCAAAAGGGAAGTTCGGTTTGATGGTCTGTATAATTTTTTAAAACACTTAAGAATAGGTTGGCGTGTTCTATTTTAGGTATACAACTGAGTGTATAATACTTGTGGCCCACCTCTTTACAGTACTTACTCCAGTGTAAATCCCAACCTTTTACTTTAACGGAATGATGTGATCCAGCGTAACATTGATTTGTATGTTTTTCTAGGTACTTTGCCTTCTGGACAGCCTCGTTCCATGTGGTGTCTACTCCAACCGCCTCGCTTGTCACGGATATAACGGCGTGAGAATAAAAACTAAAAAGTGGAATATTATCCTCTGTAGATAAAACTGATAATTTAATATTAGATTGATCACATATGGCAAAGATGGCAGGTAACATTGAATGGTTTTTTATTTCTCCAAACCAAGGACATACCACAATTTCTCCATCGAATTTTCTCTCAGGGTAAAACTCATAAACCTTGTGTCCCTTATCGTTTTTGTAGGAGTAATCTATTGTTTTGATATTCATTTGACGCCCCAAAAGTTCATGTAATTCTCTTGGTGTAGTTCAACGCTTTGGGCGTCGAAAAACTCGTCAACCGCCCTCGTTACTCCGGGAAAATCTGGCTCTGGTTTATCGGGGTGTTCGCCGTAATCATGGCCAGATAATATCCCGCCTTTTTTGAGCTTCGGATACCAAGCCTCTAGATCAGCCATGCAACCTTTGTAGCTATGATCCGCGTCTACATAAACAAAGTCTATTGATTCATCATCGAAAAGACGAGAGGCGTTTACCGTCCAATTATTAATTTGAAAAATATTTTTGTAGCGCTTCCAAAGAAGGGGTCTTTGGAATTGAACATCAACAGCTATAATTTTTAAATCTTTATATACCCTAGCTAAAAGCTCAGGAAGAAAACTACCCAGCGAGCCTAGCTCTACAAAGGTTTGAGGTTTGTGTTCCTGCACGAGTTTATCTATAATTAAGCCCGTCTCCCAATGACTCCATCGGTGGCCTAGGGTTTTTTCTATATCTCGTCTATTTTCCATATCTTTTATGTTCCGTAACATTACCTAAATCAACTATAGGATCATCGAATATTGGGTTTTTTAAAAGATTAAGAAACTCGTCACGCTCCGGATGATCCTCTCGCCACACAGCGACACTCCCAAACCCTTCTGGCGAAAACGTACCCCAGTTAATTATTTTAGAAAAATAAACTTTATCCACCCCTAACCTTTTTCCCAACTTAACGAAGTCAATCATCTCTTTGTAGTTGACTTCCTGAACGACAAAATCCAATCTTAATTCGTTTATCATTTTTTGTCTTCTTAACGAAGAGAGGAAGATTAAATTTTCCTGAAGTTTCCCCCAGTGCCCTCCCCTGCGCGTAATTTTGTACGTATCTTCAGTGGACGCGTCTATGGAGACGATGACCGTATTAACGTTTTTCTGTATTTTCAACATTTTTCCCCAAGTTTTCTGGTTAAACAAGACTCCATTTGTCTGAAGATTAAAAAGCACTTTAGGGAAATTAGAGCCATCTACGTTAAATAAAAAATCTCTAAATATTTTTGATCCGAAAGGGTCTCCTGACCCAGTAACGTTTATCAAGCAGTATCTATCGTGAGGCTTACTGAAAACTTCTTTCGCTATTTGTTCTTGGATTTTCAAGCTTCTCTCGTAAGCGGGTCCTGAAGTAACACTAAAAGTTTTCTTTCTACAGCTAGGACAGCTTAAGTTGCAAGACTTATCATGACATAAATTATAAAAAATTGGAGAGAGGTCATCTACGGTATGATTGTCAATAATGTCGCGGTGACGCTGGTCTTGTATTGAGTCTCTGGTCGGTAACGAATTGGATTTTATGTGAGGGCATAATTCATGATTACAATGACGAAATGAGCCATCTAAAATACTTCTCCTTATTTCTTTTACATCCTCGTTGTTGAAGGCCTCCTTGACAGAGTATTTTTCATTTATGGGGGGCGTATGATAATTTAACCACGAAGGGCAACATAAAGAAGCTTGCCCGTTAGGGTGAATTTCGAAATGGTCAAACGGTTTATGACAAAATTTATTAGAAACACTTTCCATCGTTATTCTTTAGCGCTGGGAAATTATAGTCAAATGCCCGTAAATCATCTTGAAAATTTTGAGTGACATAATTGTAAGAATTTTGATTATAAGTATCTTGAAATTTAAAATCTTTCTGATCCGGTAAACTTTCGTTTTTTTTGAGCAGCTTTATTCTTGGTAAGTTAAAAAGACCACAGAAATAACTAAAGCATTGGACTAGTTCTTCGAACTTAAAAAGGCCATCTACTAATTGCCTGTTACGGAAATCCAATGGAACTTTAATATTTTTAGGGGATTCGCAAATCATCTGGACTTGCGGGCGAGCGAGTGATCCCGCTCGATTACTTTGCAAGAAGTCTTCAAAAGATACCCCTTTGACTCTTTTCTGTTTCCCTCTCGTATCTGTGCCCCCTGTCGCGCACCACCAGTTATAAAGGGAGACAAGTCTAGAGTAAGGGTTACGCACACAACTAAATACGTAATAATTTTGCCATATTTCTTCACCCAATCTCTCTCTTATTTCAAGAGCGGAGCTATGCTTATGAAGCTCCCCTGCAGTTTTTTTTTCTTCATCGTCTTGGAGCTCGTGATTGGGGTGACCACCTAAAATTATATCCTGTTGCAAGTCTAAGAACGGGTAAAGAGCGTCAACAATGCTAGTCCCAGCCGTCTTCGGGGCATGAACAAAAATAAATCTATGTTTATGACTAATAATCATTTTAAAGATTTGTATATTTCGCTTTCCTCTAAACTCTTCCTGAAATAGTTTCCATCAAGCCTCCGTCTTGTTTCGCAGGTTAACAAATATTGATGGGCTTTCTCAATTAGATCGTAATCTAAAGCTTTAGCCGCCGCTTCGTCAAGGGTATCAAAAAACAAGGGATAATCTTTGCCGAAGTATTCTATAGTAGCCGGAAGCTTATTAATTAAAGTTGGCGTAGCTCTGGCGATAGCCTCAATCACCCCATTGTTAGCGCTAGAAGCATAAAGGTCCAAAAATAAAATGTTATCTATAAAAATATTATCATAGGCCTCGTTGCTTAATCTGGTTAAGTCGTATGTATTGTCATTATATTTCTCAGGCACGTCTTTCCCGTGAATCTCTTTTTGTTTAATTAAAAAATAATTAATTGTCTTTATTGGACTCTCTCCTACGTAAGGCAAAAGCCTAATCTTTCGATAACCTGAAGACTTATCCAAGGGTAAAAGGAAAAGACTTAGCATATTCCTTAGCCAGTATCCTATTAAGAAAATTTTCTTATCTTCATTTTTTAAAAATTTTTGAAAATTAAAAATTTTATCTGGCGTCTCCGTAGGGTGAATTAAGGGATGAGTGGGAATCCCGGTTTCAGACTGAACATATTCAGCTAAGTCAGTAGAAAGAGTGAAGAAGCCCTTGCACGTTTTCAAGCTCTCCTGAAACTGAGGCTTGACAATTATTTTCTCTAAAGAGTTGAATCCGAAAAACCATTCCGGGGTAAATGGCGGGTTGTGTAATACGCCTACCCAATCTTGGTCGTAAGTTTCAATCTCTCTTTTCCATGAAAAATTTCTTTCGACAAAGGAGTCGAAAAACACCCCCTCATCATTGTGAAGGGGTGCTAGTTGATCTAAAACGTAAGACCATCCACTTCGGTGATTCCCGAAGCACGGCTGCTCGTTTAAGTTTAATTTCCCAGAAGACGCCCCTTCGATTATTTTAAAAGTCTTATCATAGCTTCCCCAAGCGTTATTCTCCCAACGCTCTTTCTCGTTAAGGGTTTCGGCTATTTCGACTTTATAATCATTAAAGGAATGAATACGACTCATAGCTAGTCTTGAGGAAGGCCGCCAGCGTACCATCCTTCAGGAAGCTTTACCTTGTTCTTCGACAAAATCCATTCTCCGTCTTTAAGAACGTAAACTTTCCCGGCTGGGAAGTCGGGGCCTACCCTAATTAGATTTGATTGCGTGTCAACGAAAACGACACGAGTAGAGCCACATCCTAAAAGTAGCAAGCAACTAATTATTAGTGGGAGTATCTTCTTCATCTTTTTGTTTTGATTTAGATTCTTGCTCTTCTATTCGTCTACGCCATTTGTCTTTAAGGCCTTGTGGCGTGGCGTCAGCGTCGCTCGCCTTAGTGTCTTTTTTCACTTCGGAAGAAAGCCATTCCAACAGAGCTTTAAATAACGCTGACAACCACGCCATAGTATTAGCCTTTCTTGGCTAGCCCCCTAGAGACGGTATACCCCAAAGCTGCGGCTGCGCTGCAGACGAATCCAAAGATTTTATCAGCGTTTGAAGTTCCCTCCGGGTCCACCATTCCTGCTCCCCATGCGAGAGAACCGAAAGCCACGCAAACCGTGATCCAGAATTCCGTAGTTTTCCAGCCGGGTTTTACGCTATTATTTTTATTAGTCGCCATAGTATTTTTATTATAGTTATTGTCTTATTAAAAAGCAAGACAAATTAGGCCTCGCTTCTTGCTCTTTTTGGATCAGTTGCATCCAAAAGTTTTTGCAAAGCATCTCCGTCGTGCGTCTAAATTAGGTCCCCTAGACGAGCTAGCTCATCCAATTTAACTTGAGGTTTTTCCAGCCCCCCTACAGCGCTAAACACTATAAGCGTTGGCTTGTCGCCACTGTATATACCTCTATGGACTACACTATGAGGCTTCAGCATTCTCGATAACTGATCGAAGGCTTGATCCAAACTGGACTGAGGGATTGTGTTAAGTTGTTCCGTCCCTCCGATCATAACCGCCGCAGCGCAATTGCCCGTAGATAAATCTACGCCGCCCGTTAGAATGTTATTCTTAAGATTTTCCCGAACAGCTCTAGAAATTGCAATAGGATCATTCCAGTCATCTACAGGCGAGGCTCCAAAAACCATGAGCCCAGAATTAAGGAGACTGCCGTAATCATTAGAATCAAAAGCGGAATAAGTGCTATCTTTCGCTGCTGTATGATTAAATAAATGAAATAAGCCAGCCATACTATGATTAGCGGCTTTCCAAAATTGAGACACGGCTAAATTTGGATACAGCGTCCCAATTTTTTCATTATCTATTAAAATAAGCGGAGAGACGATCCCTTTTTCCACCAATCCATAAGCCTCTTTTAAAACGCCGTAAGCATTAGCGTTTACCCTTTTACCTTCTGAATTTTTTGGTAAAGCAAGGATTACTCCGACCTTAGTGTCTCTAGCTTTTAACGTTTTTAAAAGCTCTTGAGATGATTTAACTAAAGGGATGACCGAGCCAGAGCCCGTACCTCCCCCGGCTCCCGCGCACACAAAAATTTTATCTACTTCATCCCCGAAGCTATTCCTCATGAAGTCTAAAACGTCCCCCTCTTTGTCCTCAAAACATTTGGTAGCTACAGCAGGGTCTTTACCTGCCCCTCCGTCTCCAATGCATAATTTGTTTTTTAGCTTAATCGTATTTAAATCTTGTTGAGCAGTGTTTACGACGCCTATCCTTCTATAGCCTAAGTCATGAAAGGTCTCGGCTATACGGGAACCACCTTGCCCTGCTCCTATAAATCCAAATTTGAAAGCTACTGCGGCAGCGTCTTGAATTGTGTTTTTCTTTGCTTTTTCAGGAGGAGGAGGAATAAGTAAGTCTGGCATGGAGATGTCTACCGGATCGTTATAGAGGGTCTTGACTTGACTCTCTACTATCTCTTCTTTTTTACTCTCTTCTGGGGAAGGAGTCTCTAGTGGGGTAAGATTATCGTTTTCCATTTTTTTAAAATTTACTTGCTAATAAAAGACTGCCTAAATATATGTCTACGTTATGTTCCGCGCAAATAGCGTGAACCTGCTTGACTCTTTCTTTATCATTATCTTGCGGCTTTTTGCAGTATGAAGTCACGCTTTTTTCCCATCTAGAGGGCTCCTCGTTACAGATGATTATATCGCAAATCTCAGCAGCTACCTCTTTCTGCTTCTTATTTAGCCTTTTTACTCTATGAATCTTTCTAAGCTCCGCCTCCGCTAGAGAAGTTAATTTCTGAGATAGAATCATATTGTCTTTAAGCCGAGCGAAGTCAAATTTCACGCTTGCTTCCCCTTGACCTACGGGAGTCGATTTCCTCTCTTCTTGAGGAATACCTTCGGTCCCCTCAGGCCTCCCCGCGCTCTTTGGGGGGCTCTCTTTCTTATCGACGTCTACTTTTTCTTTTAAATTTATATTTTCAGTTATCTTTTTTGAGCCCATTATAGGCTCGTAGAATCCGTCATTTTTAGCTTTCTTAAAGTCCTCCTGAGATTCAAGAGAGTCTTTCCTGTAAGGCAAACGATTAGTTTTAAGAGAGTCAAATAATTCATCAGCCGTAATAGCTCCTAGCTCATATAAACGAGTATAAACTCTGTCCTTCGTCACTGAGTCTTTAAGGCTTATTTCTTGAAAATAAGGAGTAGGGTAGTTCTTGAGTCCCATCGTCTTAGCGATTTTCTTAATTTCCGGAATTAAAAATTTCTGCAAGAAGGCTTGACGCCCCTGCTCTAAACGGGCAAGAAACACCTGTATCTTACTTTCTTGATTCGCGAACTTTTCTCCCCCTACTAAAATGTTATTAAGACCTAAGTTAATATCTTGGTCAAATATTTCATATTTTTTAGAATCTAAAAGCTCTGAAATCTTAGGGATTACAAATTCCGCTTTTGTCGTGTAGTCAGAGATGAGTACTCTCCCTACGGACTGATTTTGAAATAGCTCCTGCATGGCCGCAAGATTCCTTTGGTTAATCCCTCCTTTTTCTGGGTCCGTGCCCATAGTGACTAATAGAATCGCTTGCTGCATAGTGCGAGCGATTGCCATGTCCATTTTTTTAAGCTCGCTCTTCGCGTTGATATCCTCTAAAACTGGATAACCCATAGGAACACCATAAGGTTCGTAATCTTGTTTTTTATAAAAAACAGTCATCACTCTGTCCATATCTAAAGGAATCTTAAGTCCTTGGGAAGAGCTAACGTTTATATCCTGAATTTGTTTCTGAATTTCTTCAGGAAGAGAATCGAAAATTGTAAAATCTTCCGCTGAAACGGGGTTCCGTAGCCTATTCACTTCGTATCCTGAGAGATTTTTATAATAAACAGGATTGTAAAAGCTTAAATTTCCAGTAAGCCTGATGTCAGCGGGATTTAAAAGGACGTACTTTAAAGGGAGAGTTAGCTCATCCGTGAGAGCCTGAGCTGAAGGAGAAGCCCCAAAAACTTGAGTCATTTTTTTAATATCTTCTTTTTTCACTTTCCCATCAAATCGATATAAAAATACGTTACCCGAACGATAGTACTCTCTAAAAAACTGATCCTGAATTCCCCATACATTTATTTTATTAAAAAACGCTTCGAAAAAGTCCCTCGACTTCTTGCTCCCTCCCTTGAAGAATAAGGAGCCGCAAGAGAACTCAGTCATTAGGTCGATAACGTTTCTAAACTGAGCAAAATTATAATAAGCTTTTTGACATAAAATTACAGCGTCTCTGACGGTAATGTCCTTGTCTCCCCCATAGATAGCGGAATATCTCCAAGGGATTAAGCCGTCGTCAATATTTTTATATTTATCAGTGCGCTCAATATCAGCAGCTCTATTACGTCGAGTAGACGTTCGTTGCGTAGAAAGATTTGACGCCGCCGCCATCAAGGGGGTGATGTCTGCGCTTTTGGCTGTAGATGCTTTAGCCACTTCCTTTTTCCCCTGCGTATTTGCTTTAGCCCTCATAATTAATGATCATTACACTTTTTTAAACCATTCTAGGCAAAAAAGTAGTAGAAAAGTCGTCCTTCTTTTGCCGTAAGTCAAAGTAGCATTTTAACGCCCAATTCGCCAGCATTAAAGCTGTATAGTTATCTCGCCTCGCCCGATTAGCAGAAGTGCTTCTTTTGAGGTGCTGCGGAAGGTCGAAGGTTTGAGTTCCTTTAGCTGTGCTTTTGACCTCAATTAGAGCGCACTGCCTCTTAGTTTGGTAAACTAGAGCATCTTGAGTCTCAATTAAGTCGCTTACAGTTTCTGCTCCGGTGAACTTTAAGTTAATTAAAGTATTGTTTTGTTTATCAAACGCTGAACCGTTAGCGGTAGTTCTTGAGGCAAACCAAATATGCTTATAGTCGATGCAAGCCTGAAGGTGTTCATTAGCTTTTCGTATAAACTCGCTTGTAAAATTTTGTTTAAAACAAATTCTATAATTGCTCTTATTATAAGAGGTTTTACATTTTCTTATCTCTTTAGTGTAGTCGATTCCCTCTTTTACGGAGTCAAACTCTATGAACTTAAGATTAATTCCGGCGTTGACAAAGTTCTCTGACTCATTGCAGCTATCTAAAAATTGATACCCCGCGTTATCAATGCAAATCATTTCTACATCGAAACTTGTTAGTATGTAAAAGAAATAATTTATGTGGTCTTTTAAATCGCCCCCTGCCACAGCATAATTGTGCACTAAAGTTCCTTCTTTTCTTTCTTCATCAATTTCTAGAAGAGAAATGGCAAAGTAATCAGACGCGGGGCTATTACTAAAACTGGGGTCAATACCAATCATGTATTTTTTTCCCTTTCCTCCTTTAACTAAAGTCGTGGGCTCTTCTCCGTCTGGAATAGTACATTCGTGCATTTTCTTTGCACTAAAATAGCTATCACTTCCGTCTGTAAATTGAGCGCAATACTCTCGCAAAAATGAAGAGTGGGACTGGCCGCCGCCTTGAGCTTCTTCAATGATAGTTTTATCAATCATTTCAGGAGGAAGGGCTTCGTACCCTAATTGAGATATAAAATATTTCGCATTATAGTTCTCGTTATCATAAATCTTAACCATCCATTCTTTATAAGTCTTATATAAATTTTCAAAAGTATAAGAGGCTGAAGAAAGGGCAATCATTTTTGAAGAGTTTTCAAAAACCATTCGGTCCTCTTCTTTCATTTTTCCAGAGTTAATGAATTTATCCTCCATTTCTCTAATTTCGATCCTCTCCTTCATGTTCTGGGGAGCGACCAAGAAGGGCATTAATACCGTTTGGATTATCTCCTCCGGTAACAATAGGTACTCGTCCAGCACAAGTATGTTAGCTCTAAAGCCTCGAATTTTTTCCCCACTTAAAGGTATCGCTGTAATGCTCCCGCCGTTCACCTCCCATTCGTATTGATCATTTCTCTTCGAAGGGCGCTTGCAAAAAGCTTGTTGGAGAAGCTCGGCTCCCCTAGTCTTGACGATTTTCTCCAAATTGTTAAATATAAAGCGAGCTGTACGAAAAGTGGGGCCAGCTATTAAAATTTTAGTCCCGGGGTTAAATATGCATTGCAAGAAGCAAAAAACAGAAGCTATAAAAGTCTTACCGCAGCCACGCCCCCACACGCACATGGAAAAATTTCGAGTCATGAACCCCTTGAGGGTAATTTCCTGATAAGGAGCTAATTTTATTCCCGATATTAACTCCGTAGTAAATCCCACGTTCGAATTTAGAAAGCGAGCCAAGGACAGACGAGCTTCTTTATCTTCTAAATAACCGTCAAGCTTTAACAGCTCTTTATTGGTGTTACTAATGCTACTTTTATATTTGTCGGGAGCGTACCACATCTTTACAAAATCTTTCTATCGTACGCTAACTGGAGGTCTATATTTTTATAAACACAATTAGATAAGAATATTTTCTCGCTCACCCTTACCGCTTCCTTTCTCCCCTTAACAAAAAGAAATTGGGCGTGGTCATATTTTTGTATAATTCGCCTCACGTTGTGAAATATAAACTCCGGAGTGGCTTTTATTTTTTTTGAAATATGAGGCAGGAAGGGGAAACTTAACGCCTGAGATAGAGTGTCTTCAACTAAGATAATTAAGTTAGCGTTTTGCTCTGCGGCTCTTTCAATTTCGCGACAAAACCTTTCGTAGTTCAAGGTACTTAGAGTCGAAATGAAATCAGCTAACGATTTCCTTTCTATATAGCAATTACAAGTCATCTCCTTATCGTTAAGGGTGTAATCTCCAAATTTAAGACCGTATACTTCGGAGGGGATATTAAATTTCAATGGCTCTTTTTCTCTTGAGTCTATTAACACCTTGTGCCCCTTATTAAGCTCTCCTTTTACTTCTATATTTTTAATTTTTTTATATTTATTTTTCAAGCCTAATCTTAAACACAACTCATAATAATCATCAAAATATTGTTCGAAAGTCACTATCGAAGGAATAGCTACCGTTCTCAATTCAATTTGACACGGAGAATATATTAACTCCTTTTCCCTTTTCCTCTTGCAGAGAAGAATCTCTAAATACTCTTTAGCTTTATCGAGTGGCTGTCTTTTTAACCATTTCAATTGATTTGCTCTTGTATTAAAATCATTAGAAAAATAATAATCTTTAGATTTAAATTTTATAATCTTTTGATCATGGAGATCGTAACGAGGAAAATATTTTTGATAATACGCCGCCACGCGAAGCTTATGAGCTTTAAGGTGAGCGTGTAACTGGCGCTCCGTTTCAAACTCTTTTTCGCAAGCTTTACATTTAGATACCATATCTAGCCTTCTAAAACCTCTTCTTCGGTTAAACCTAATACTCTCGCTCTGATTTCATCCATATTCGAGATATTATTAATCTCTTCAGATAGAACGTCTTTTCTCATCTCGGCTAAAGCTATCATTTTCTTCCTGCCCTCTTCATCTCTCCATATCTCTACTAAGTTTAAAATGCTTGCGTTATCTTTTTGCTGATTCTTTAGTCTAGAACTTCTTTTTTCCTTAAGGTCGTCTAAAAGCTTATGTTGCCTATTTACTGATTGATGGTATTCATTTTGAGCTGTATTTATAGACTCGACAAGAGCCATTGAGATTCTTCTCCCTTCGCTGTCGTTAGCTGCGTCATCAAGAAGCCCCTGAAGGTGCTCTACTCTTCGCTGAATATTAGAGGCTATAACCGCTTCTCCTGAGAGGACGATGTATTGATCTATCTCTTCGTGGCTTAAGTCCGGTTTGTCATGAGTATAACGAACAAAGCTGCTCTCATATAATTCGCGATCAACATTTGTTGATAAATGATTCATATGATGAAGAAACCTGAAGGTATGCAGATACCGAATCAACATCTCGCAATTTTTTTTATTCGCCGCAGTAATCTTGCTTCTGTCAATACCCTCTAAGATATATTTATTAACTTTAGCTATCGCCCGATCTACACTCCTAGGCGGCTTATACTCTTCTTGGGGAATTTCCCCTGCCCGAAAGCCTTCTTCAGGACTTAGCGACTGAATATACTCCTGAACAGAGCGGGCTTCTGGACTGAGATTTGAAAGATTGGAATCATCGAAAAGTAGACGAGCTATCTCCACAAAACTCATCATACGATAATGATTATCAATAAACTCCGCATCCTCTTCAGATAATTTAGTTTTTTCTTTTGGTTGGTATTGATGGGAAGCCTTAGCTTTTAATCCCCTTTCCACTAAAGCAGCTTTTACAAGTCTACCGTACTTACTCCTGCCGTCTTTCATATTCTCGGGCTCATCGCTAAAGAAATGGTCTACGAAAGCAGAAGTTAAAGGCTTTATGTCGCTGCACCCTTCTTCAAACTTTTTCCAAATGAATTCCTTATGTTGGTCGGTAGGTTTCATATTATAAAATATCTATTTCATTATCTTGTAAAACTTTTTTTACTTTAGCTATTATTATTTTCTGTATATTTTTTATTTGTTTGTAACCGGGCTTTCTATCTTTTTCAGAAGTTTTATAGCCTACGGTTTTTGCTGCTTCTTCTTCGGAGAGGTTATCAATATATAAAGCTTTGTAAACCTTCCATTCCAAAGGCTTTAAAATACTCTCCATTTTAGAGTGTAATTTAGCCGCATTAGAAAAAAAATTATCCTCCGCATAGCTCTGGCTTTTAACTTCAAATAGATGATTTTCTAAGGGCACGGCTATCTTAACGTCATGAGCAATTTTTTTAGTTTTTTCCCATTTGGAAACTAAGGGACATACGTTATCTTGCTTTCCGTACACTAGGCATCTATCCTGCGGTTCGGCTGCCGCACACCGAGAACACGGCTTAGAATAATTACCGTAATTATTCCTTATGATGTTCTTTATCTGATTAGTTATTATCCGATTTAACCACGGAGCCAATGGGTAGGCGGAGTTGTAAAGATGCCATTTTTTAAAAAGGTGCAATTTAATTATCTGTGAAACGTCATCAAAGTCAAGCCAGCTTAGAGAATGAAGAGTCCACCTTCCCTTCCTTTTCTCTATTTCTCTATTTATTAATAAAATAGAATCCTCAAAAGAGGGCTTAAGCTTTTTCTTTTTTTTAGCCATTAGGTCTTATAGCGCCCGCCTCTTTTCGGAACTGCTCTAAGACCTTCTTTTTGGATATCTTTGGAGCTTTCTTTTTAACAGTTTTTGCAGAGCTGGAAGAAGAGAGGTCGGGAGCTAGTTGGCCCAGAGTCGCTAAGGGAATGCCTTTAACCCCCTCTACTCCTTCGATCTCAAAATCAAGTTTATTAATATTAGGTACGCTTTCCGGCTGTTTATCTTCGACAGCCTCGCCTAAGCGAGCGTCAACAGAAGCTTTAGCTTGGGAAAAAGAGTTCCCGCACTTTTGACAAAAGTTCGGCTTACTTATAGTGTAAGTATTATCAGTACCGCAGGATGAACAATATAGTTTCATAATTTAGCAATATTCGTTATATTATAACAAAAACATGAAAACATCAAATAAATATTTACACCAAAACATTAATAAATTAAAAGAAATTTTAGAAATTTCTTATCCCTTCTGCAAGCATAGCGATCCCGATGTCGCACAAGGAGCAGCTATGATTAACAAATTAGCCAAAGAGTCTTTGGATAACGTAGAAAAAGCTTCAAGGCAGACTCTTTAACTTTTTCACCAAAAACTTGACGAGCTCTGACCTCATGATGTCTTCTTCAGTAAATTCGAAATTGTAAACGCCATTTTCTGAGCTCTCTTCATCAGAGAATAATTTAAACATTTTCTGAAAGCCGCCGCCCCCTCCATTTCTTAAGTCTGTTTGCGCGGGGTCGGCTAACACAAAGCATCTACTATTTTCTCCAAGCCTTGTCAGTACAGTGGTAATTTCTTTAATGGTAGAATTTTGAGCCTCGTCTAAAATTATACATTTATTTTTCCAATTCATCCCTCTAGCGAAGTTTACTGGAAACATAGAGACTCTGCCCTCTTCTTCTAGCTTTTCTGGCTTAAAGTTAATTAGCAATTCATCTAACTTATCTAAAAATGGTAAATTATAAAATTTTAATTTGTCGTCCGCAGTTCCCGGAAGAAAACCTAGTTTAGATTCTGAGCTTTCCACTGCTGATCTCAAATACATAATGTCCGAAGTAGCTTTCATATTCAAAAGCTGAAGGCCGCAATAGACGGAGAGGAGAGTCTTAGAGGTTCCTGCTGGGCCATTAACAAAAACTATTTTAGTATTAGGATTTAGAGCTATTTTAAAAAAGTCTTTTTGCTTTTGCGTCCACGAAAATTGATTAAGCTTAATTTGTCTTTTGATTGGGTTTTCGACGGTAGTCTTCTCGTGATTGTTATTCAAGCCCTTAGCTACGTCGCTCCCCCCTCTGATTTTAATGGAAGTTTTCGAGTCGGAAGACTCGCTCATCGAAGCCCGTTTAGAGCTTGCAGTTTTTTTTCTCATCAGCTTATATTACACTTAAGAGCTAAATTTTCCGGAATAATGTTTTAAAGTAAGAGTCAAGCCGTCGTTAAAGCTGGTTTGAGGTTCCCATTTTAAATCTTTTTTTATTTTGGAAGCGTCAATGGCGTAACGATAATCGTGGCCCGCTCTATCCGCCACAAACCTAACTGCTGAAGCGTGACTTTTACCTAAAGCTTCACATATCCTTATTACCACTTGCAGGTTACTCATTTCACAATCAGCCCCCACTAAATACGTCTCTCCCACCTTCCCCTTGGTTAAAACTTTCCAAATCGCCTTGCAGTGATCTTTTACATAAATCCAATCTCTTACATTAGTTCCCGTTCCATAAACTGGAATCAATTCGTTATTCTGAAGCTTGCGAATAATAGTCGGAATCAGTTTCTCTTCGTGCTGGTTGGGGCCGTAATTATTAGAGCAGTTAGAGATGGTCGCTTTGAGCTTGTGAGTGTTAACGTAAGCTCTTACTAAAAAATCCGAGGAAGCTTTAGTTGCTGAATAAGGGTTACGAGGATCATAAGCAGTCTCTTCCGTGAACCGTTCCCCCTCTCCAGCCTCCCCGTATACTTCGTCAGTTGAAACGTGATGAAATCTGGCTTTGAATTTTTTAGCAGCCTCCAGAAGGGCGTGAGTCCCCACGATGTTAGACTCCACAAATTCTTTTGACCCTTTTATGGAGTTGTCCACATGAGACTCCGCTGCTAAATGAACGACGTGAGTAATGTCATGTTTATAAAACGAGTCGTAAACTTTGTCGTAGTTAGAAATGCTATATTTTTCTAAAAGGTATTTGGGGTTGGTACAAAAACTTTTTGTATTATCTAGGGAGGAGGCATAAGATAAGCAGTCTGCATTTACTATCTTACTTACTCCTTTTTTATTTATTATATGCTCTATAAAGTTAGAGCCAATAAAGCCGCATCCGCCTGTTACTAAAATGTTCATTTCTGGTTTTATGTTTCTAAGATTTTATAAATTTGGTCCCTGCTTCCTAATTGATCTGTAAAAACGGCCTTGTATTGACCCAGTATTTTATTTTCCTTACAGTCGCCCCATTTATCAGACATCTTTTGGTAAAGGTCGGCATCTAAATTGCTGGTTAAAGGAAAATCGAAAAAGATTTTATCTTTCAGGAAGCTGTCTCTTCTCCACGACACCTGAGAGGCGTCCACTAGACAACAAGCGTTTGGAATCGAGCCTGACGCATTAAGAGGGTGCTCACTAGGCTCGTCAAGTAGATGTATTTTTTGCAATTCAAAAATATTTTCATGATCCAATGGGTTATAGATTGCGACTCGACAGTAAGAGTAAATCACCTCCGAATTTTCCAAATAATACGAATTTAATTCTTTTAAATAATTTTTATGAAGAGCGTCGTCGTCGCACAGCATTAGGCAGATGTCTGCGTTTGAGTGCTTCTCTATGGCGGTATTCGCAAAGCTGCCAAAAAGAGAGCCTCCTCTTTTTTCCTTTTCTTCTAAAGAGTCTCCGGTGGCTATCACCTTGACTTTGCCTCTTCCATTATAATGGGGGTTTTTCTCTTTAAATTCTTTAACTATTTTTTCTCCATCTTGATTCGAACTGTCATCAATCAACGTCAATTCCCAATTTGTATAATGAGACTCGAAGACGCTAGCTATCGCAAAATTAGATGCCATTTTGGGTCTATCATAATAAAATAACAGAATTTCAATTTTTAGGTCTTTGATCATGTAATACTACTCGAGACGGGAAGTCGATCCCTCTGTGTTTGTACTGTTTCCATGACAATACGATGCCTTCTCTGCGAGAGCAATAGAGTTCTAAGTTTAATTCCTTTTTTATTATATTGGTAAAAGGAATCTCCCCCCTTCGCTCATGATCCAAGCTTATTCCGCTCGAAAAATGAAAAGGAAGAGCTCCCCTCTTTAATGGCTCCGAATAATTTACGTTCTGAACCGCTTCTAAGACGGATCGAGTAGTCACACCACACCCCCCATTACAATGGCTCTCCTGACACCCCACGACGCCGTAAAAGCCTATCTCTGAGTCAAGCCTCCTAAATCTTTCTACAGCATCGCTCATTATCCCATTTTTTAAAATTATATGGTCATCTTCTAGAAAAAACCAATAGTCGTAATCATTTTTAAAATTATTAAAAGCAAAATCAAAAGCACCAAAGGAAGCCCCTATATTCTCCCTCTCAAGGACTCTGATTCTCCCGTTTTTTGTAAGAGTCTCATCTAGGGAATTTATGAAATTTGCACAGGAAGGGTTTCCATCAAAAATGTTATTTATAATGAAAATATCCATAGGATAACCGTAATCAATTTGCTTTTCTGTTTTCCACCAATATTTAAGCATCTCTAAGTTGTGATGAGGTGTCCAGCCTTCGCCTCTGAACGCGCCCCTTCTTCCGCCGTACCAAGTACATATAACTTTAGCCGCTTTTCCGCGAAACTCATTCAGTGCAAGCTCCATGTACAAATCGTTTTCCGTTTCCTCTTTCACCTCAAAGCCTAGCCTCTTGTAAAGATTGAAAGCTACGACATTGACCCTTAGGACTCTTAGCGTAGCCTTGCGGTAAAGCTTAAACCTTAATCTTTCCAATAGCTTTTCGTACGCAGCCTTTGCGTATCCCTTACCTCGATGACTGGGGCATATATCCATTCCTATCTCAATGTCGGGGTAATTAGAAACTGTCCGGACATACCCCACCTCCTTATCTTGATAAATGATTTTTAACCATTCTGGATTTTCCCTAGAAAACCACTTAGTGAATTGAGACTTAGAGAACTTCCGGGAGTTGTGTAAAAAACTTCGAGTAGAGTCATCGTTGCGAATTTTCAAAATAAAATCACAATCCTCCACTTTTACTTTAGCAAACTTTATATCCATTTAGCATTTTCGTGTATTGGTAGAATTAAATCTTCACCATCTTTATTACCGTACAGTTTTAATTCAGATCGATGATTAAGAAAATAGTTTCTGTATTTATCGCCTATATCCCTAGCCGTGTATCCTTTTTTTATTAACGAGTTGAGGAAAAACTTTTGATTTTCAATTCCTCGATTATAAGAGTCTTTACTTCCGAAGTTGGTCAGCTCAAATCCTTCCGTAGACAAATACGCGCTCGTTTTAATTAGACCGTTGGAAATGCCCGCGTGAAAATCAGTGCATCCTCCGTGGTTCCACCATAATTGACAAACATACCCTAACTTATCGTCTTTATCGAAATACTCTCTAAACTTTTCGTCAAAATTATTTGCTACCGGCGCGTAATCGTCTTCTACCAGAAGGCAATAATCAAAGTCTTTACTGTGTTTTTTAAGTCCTGCATCCCAAGCCGCATATGAATATCCCTCGTTCTCTCGTATTATCACCGAGGAGCTGATGTCTTTAAAATTAGAAATCATTTCAGAGGCTCTCTCGGTCTCTATTCTGCCAGAGCGATGATCGTGTTCGTTAATGACGAAGATGACTTTCGAGACGTTATGATTCAGCTTTTTAAGCTGATCTAAATGCTTACTTAAATACGCTAATCTATCTTTGCTATAAGCCTCAGACTGCACGCGCCTAGGTCCAAAAAAGAGAGATATTATATATGCTATTCTCATTTGTAATGCAGCAGCCCTGTTTTCAATAATAATGGAATGGACTCCTTGTATTCGCTTCCTAAGAAAGAGATCAAGCATTTAAGGCCGCTAAGATCATTAAGGATATCTTCTAAATTTATTTTTATAATTGAATCGGAGTCTTCTAGATTTTTTAAAAAATTATGATAATAATTAACGCATAGCATAGTCTCCTCTCCGGCTCGCCCACTTAGTCTACTCAGGGAGGCCGCGCAATTTTCTGCTTTTCTAAAAAGCGCTACCACTTTAACTGGGATATCTAGCTCTTTAAAGACCTCGTTATACAACTTTCTTAATAGAATTATTCGTGGGTCTTTTATCACAAATGGATCAGAGTATTCATAGGAGATAATTTTAATTAACTCTTCTCTATATTTCATAGAGTCTGATTCTTGATCGTGAGTTAAATCGCAAGAAGTAAATATACTGCTTCCTATCGAGGTTAATACTTTTTCATTAAAACGAAGGATTGAAGCGTTTTCGAAATACCCTTCCTCATTAAAAGAGTCTTTTACTTGAGTCTCATTTTTCCCGGTAGAATATCCACTCTCTTTAATTACATTCGTTATAAAGGAAGAGCCGCTGCGAGGTGCAGATAAAACTAAAGCGCAATTACTCATAGCTGGTTTCTGCTGGAAGCTCGCTTAGGTTGAAAGTGGGGAAATCGTTTTCTTTTATATAGTTTACGATTTTTATAAGCTCGTCCGCTCCATCTTTCGATTTGAATCCATGAAACGTAAAAACACAATAGCTATCGTCTGGAGCTTCTTCTACGTCTTTTTTAAAATCTTCAAATTTGTAAATGTCGTTTACTATCCCTGTTGACTTTATTAAAAGAGAGCTATCACTGCTCAAGGGGTGGTATGATACCTTCGGCCTTTCTACCTCTTTTGAGCGCTCCCAAGGATGATGATCGTATACGTAACCCGTTCTAGCATGGGTAAAATTTAATTTTTTTAATATTTTGGATACTTTGATAGATGCGTGATATCCGGGATAACAAAAAGAAGTAGGCAAATTTAAACTATGTTTTTTAAAAAAATCATTTACCTTACAAATTTCACTTGTAACGCGCTCATCTTTCAAAGTTGTTAAATTTAAATGTGAATGAGTATGGTTTCCTAATTCAAAGCCATCTAACTGCATCTGCTTAAGCTCCCCTATACTCATTAGCTCCTCACGAAGAGGATGTCCTCCCCACGGATTAACAGTGCAAATGAAGAACGTTCCCTTGAGTCCGTTATTTTTTAGCAAGGGTCTAACAAACTCGTAATGAGACTTTAACCCGTCATCGAAAGTAAGACATATGTTCTTCATTTCATAATTACAGCTAAAATAAACGCTCCGCTTTGACGGTCTTCATTGCCTTCGTTAAACTTAACTTCCTCTATAGCTCCGCCCCATTTTTCGGCACATCTTTTTACTACTGGAGGTTCAGGCGGGAATCCAGTATCTCCCGCAACTATAATAGTGCCATGAAATTGGTCATTAGAGTAAATCTTGTCAACTAAAAACTCGTTATCCTTAACTCCGTCATTAGGCCAAAAATAATAAACATCTGCAGGGGGAAGCTTGTCTTTGTAATAGTCTCCTTTAATAACGTTTAACCCTCTTTCTACAGCAACTCTTAAACGAGAGTCATCATACTCTAGTCCTATTACCTCTTTCGCGTATCGAGCCATAAAAACCATATTATCGCCCTCCGCACACCCAAGCTCGCAGACTCTCTTATCTTTGATTATATCTTTTACAAAATCAGAAACAGCTATCGGTGATCTATGAGGACACTTAGAGTAAGCTTTCATCTCACCACCCTTCCTTAATACTCGATACTATATGCTCCCTACCTTCTTTAGTTACCCACCATCCGACAGGTATAGAAATTAATCTAGGAGTAATCTTGTCCAGCGAAGGCAAGTGAGACTTAAACTCTTTGACGCATGAATGGATGTCGTTTCTTTCATGCACTTGACTTACCATAACTTCACAATTCTTCATATGATTCATGAAGTCGTCCTTGCGATCTACTAAAAAACTATAAATCCAAAATGAAGACTCAGCGTCCGGATTCCTCTCTAATAGATTAACTCCTTCTATGTCTTTTAATTCTTCATCATAGTAGGCGGCGTTATCTTTATGAGTTTTAAGAATATCGTCTATATACTTAATGTTCTCTAACCCGATAGCGGCGGCAATATCATTCATATGAAATTTAAATCCCCACTCAGCTATATCAGCCTCACATCTAAAATCCTTTTTATTACTATCCCTGTCTATCCCATACCATCTAAGCAATTTTGATCTTTTGTAGTATTCGCAATTAGGACTTACTAATGCCCCACCGTCACCAGTAGTCATATGCTTAATAGCCTGAAAGCTAAACGTACAGAAGTTTCCGTGGCTCCCTATAGGTTTTCCTTTATAACGACTTCCAAGGGCGTGAGCGCAATCCTCGATCACTACAGGCCTAAATCCATATAAGTTTTCAGTTTTATCAACAATATTTTTTATTCTATCTAAGTCTACCGGATACCCGCCCCAATGGACTATGAATATCACCTTAGTGGTCGGAGAGATTTTTCTTTCTAAATCGTCTAAATCCATATTAAGATTTTTCTCATCAACGTCTACCCACTTGATTTTCAAATTATTCGCTAGAATGGGCCAATTGGTTGCCGTGCACGTGAGGGGCGTTGTTAAAACTTCGTCCCCGTCTTTAACGATTTTCCCTTTAATTAAATGCAGAGCTAGATGTTCTGCTGAAGTCGCCGCATTGGTTGTAGCTACATAATCATTTTCTAGGAGATTTTTCAGCTCGACCTCAAATTCTTCAACTTTAGGCCCCTGTCCGATAAAGCCGCTGTCCAATACGTCCGCTACGGCGGCTTTAGCTCCATCAGCCATAAACACTTTAAATAAGGGTATCATTACTTTAACTCCGTCCAATACTTTAAGGATTCAATTATAGCCTCTTCAGTGTCTCTAATTTTTAAACCAGTTCTTGTAAGTTTGGAATTATCGAGAACACAATTAGACCTTGGAGCCTTCGCTCCAAAACCATAAAATTCTTCATCATTTTTCCAAAATTTAAAATCTTTATCTAATTTTAAATATTTTTTCATGAGCTTGACGACCTGTCTGGTCGTTATAGACCCAGTATTGACTATATTATAAATTCCATAATCTTCTTTATTTAACCATAAGTCTAAGCAGGTATCTACAAATTCATACCTATGGGTCATAGAATTAGTAGCGTCTAGCAACTTATCATAAGTCATCATCTTGGATATATAATTCCTACCGCTATGAAATTTATCGAATGGAATTCTTAATCTCCATATGTAAAAATCATCACATGTATTTATAATTCTGTTCTCCGCTAGAGCTTTTGTCCCGCTGTAGTAGCTTCCGTTAGAGAAATCAAAATTTGGCTCCTCTTCTTCAGTGTATCCGGAGCCGTCCTCCTTATATCCTCCGTAAATGCAGCCAGAGGAAACATGAGCGAAAGGAACTCCAGCTAAAAAGCATGATTTTGCTAAAAAAGTAGGGAACTCTACGTTTCCCTCGTAAGCCGCATCTTTATTATCTTCGCAAGCGTCTACGTTAGGCTTCCCTACATACCCTGCCGCATTGATAACTAAATCGGGGCTAAACTTATCTATTAATTCGTAAAGCTTTTCGTAATCGTGGAAGTAGCCTTCCTCTTTGGAATCTTTGTACAATTTCCAGTGCGGAATTTGAAAGCAATTTAATTCTTTATTTTTATAAATTTGTTGAGTAAACACCTCTCCTATGTACCCTGTGGCTCCAATTAGAAAAATGTTTTTCATAAGGTGTAAGTATCCAGATTTATAGAGTTAAGTAAAGGAATATATCTTTTTATCAAATTATCTTCTTCTTGATTGAAGATAAAACGCATTTCTTCATCTTTCTCTTCATATGGTATTCCTCCTTCTATATGAGCCCCTCTTTTATCGTCGTGCTCCTCTGAAGACTTAAAATGATAATGATTACATCTAATAATTTTTCTATTTTCAGGACTAGGGGAAAAAGCCTGATGATTCTGGTAGAACTCCTCCCCCACCTCTCTAGCCATCCCCACGCCCTCCTTATGCTCATTTACTCCTTGCAATCCCTCCTTATAAGCAAAGTAGTGAGGATTAACTGAATCCGATGACTTAAGAAAATCAACATGATCAGGGCGACATATAACTTTACAGTGTTCATTCTCTTTCTGGTTGAGGGACGCTCTTTTGTTAAATCTGTTTATAACATAGTCATTTTTGTATTTCTCTTTTCCGGAATCACCAAACATTACCCAGTTAACATGAAGAGCAGCGAATTCTTCGTATTTTTGCAAAATATCTAATAAACTCTTATTTTCATCAAGAGGGAAAGTGAATTCATCAATGTCAAAAAAGCACATCCACTTGCAAACGCTTTTATACTCATTAAGGACGTCTAGGCGATGAGTTAAGCTTAAGACTTCAAACCACCTCTCTATGTGCTTAAATTCAGAAATGTATTTGGGGGTAAAATATCTATAATCTACAATCCCCTTCTTAATGTAGGGCTGAATTAATTCGGGGGTATTATCCTTACTCCCATAATCATAAATTGCAAAATGTTGAACTCCAACCAAGAGATAGAAATTAATCCATTCTTCAATGTATTTTTCAACATCTCTTATTGCTATGAAGGCAGATAATTGTATAGGATAGTTTTTCAACTAATAATTTTTTGCAAA